AGATCTTTATGAAGGCAGCATAGACGGCGCAGTTTTCTACGTAACGTCGGCTACTACCTCTTTTGGTAGAAAGCAGGTAAAGCATGAATACCCGAACTCAGACAGGCAAAGGATTCAAGATTTAGGCTTAAAGCCTAGAAGCTTCAGTATTACTGCAGTAATTGGCAGAGAAACAGAAATAGACCCTAGAACATACCAGCAAAAGAAAAATGACATTTTGCGGGTTATGGAATCGGGAAGGGAGGTTACTTTATCGCATCCCTTTTTTAGTGCTTCATTTCAGGTTATACCAAGGCCGGGCACTGTAACCGAGAGATTGAATCAGCTAGGAATAGCTGAATTCGATTTAGAGTTTGATATTTCAAACCGGCAAACAGACCCCATACCGGCGCAAACTTCACTCTCACAAATAAATCAGGCTTTGAACAATGTTAATCTTCAAGTTAATGCTGACATTGCTAATAATTTCGGTGTTTCTACAAATTTCAACCTTGAAGCCGCTCAGAATCTACTAAATACGTTTTCTGACTTTACGGCAAGCACCACAAACACATTTAACAAGCTCCAGCAGCCTAACAATGAATTTTCTTCGATACTTTCCGGCTTTACGGAAAACATAAACGATTTGATTCAATCGCCGCAGGATTTAGCAGATTCTTTTCAGGGCGTTATAAATTCTACAGCTGGACTTTATCAGACCACAAGGGAAGCGCTACAGGTTGCAGTAAGGTTCTTTGAATTTGGCGATGATATTATTCGATTCCCGTCTACCACCGACGAGAGAGCTGAGCGTAACTTAAACAATCAGGTTATTTCACAGGGCACTCAAGTCAGTTATTTGGGGCTAAGCTATCAGTTCGCTTCTGAAACCACCTTTACCACGGTAGACGAAATAAACGAATTGCAGGAAACGTTAGAAAATGAATACCAAAAGCTGGTAGAGGACAAGGCGCAAAACGAAGTGCTTCTGGCTTTGAATGATTTGCGAGTCTTAACGAATCAATTTTTAGAAAACGAAAAGCTTAACGCGGCGCAGATTATTGATATAAACACTAGGGAAAACTCAATATCTCTTATCGCTTATCAGTACTACGGAGACACTGAAAGGCTGCAGGAAATAACAAATACCCTTGTTGACTTAAACCGCCCAGAAACCAACAACCCCACATTTGTAGAGGGTGATTTACAGATTTTAACTCAGTAGGCAGCAAATGATTTCTTTAGAGGTTAATGGTCAGCCCTACGATAATTTTAAATCTTTGAGTTTTTCGAGGTCTTTGGAAACCCTTTGCGGCCAATTCTCTTTCGTTGCCACATCCGAACAGATAAGCCAATTTCCAATAAAGAGAAGATCTAGTGCGCGGGTTCTGGTTAATGGCTTCCCTTTGATCACTGGCTTTATTGACGCTCAAACGCCTTTTATTTCTTCAGGTGAGAACGTCGTAAACATTCAGGGAAGGGATAAAACAGAGGATTTTTTAGACTCTACTCTAAATGCTGGCAGCGTAGAACTTTCAGCCGGTGTAACCCTTAAAGAAGTTATAGAGAGGACTGTAGCCGCTCTAGGTCAAAATCTTACTGTAATCGACGCAGTTGGCACTCTTGAGCCATTTAATGAAGCTGAAGACCTTGTTTCAGCCGAGGCTGGACAAAACGCCTTTAAATTTGTAGAGATGTTTTGTAGAAAAAGGCAGGTTTTGCTTACTACCGACGGTAATGGAAACATTGTTATCGCAAGATCATCAAAAGAGTTTATTAATTACAGGATTCTAAACCGTAAAGGCGATGACGAAGCGACGCAGTTTAACAATGTCAAAACCGCCACTGTTAGTTATGACGATTCCAAAAGGTTTAATAAATACATTGTCGTGAGCCAGCAAAACCCCATAGCGCTTAATTTCTCCGGCGATGTAGATTTAGGCGACGTTGTTTCCGTTGAAAGTGACGTGGTAATAGATAAAGAAATCAGAGAAGGCAGGGTTCTCCATATTGTTGCAGAAAAATCCAGCGCTCCTGAGAATGCAAAAAAACGCGCTCAATGGGAAGCGAACTTTAGAAAAGCACAGTCACGAAAATATAGATCAACCACCGACGATTTTCTAATACCCGGCACCACACAACCCTTCCCCATAAACCGGCTAGTTAATGTCATTGATGATGACAACGACATAAGTGCAGAAATGCTAATTGAATCTATTGGCCTTTCTTTGATCGTTAGCGGAGGCACTGAAACTTCTTTTTCACTGGTCGAAAGAGATGCTTATACCTTGAAACTTGAAGAGCCTATCACTCAAAAAACCAGCAATTTACTAGGGTTTAACTTATGAGTCTTAGAGCAAAATTAGCCAAGCTACTTTTAAACACTAGCGATACTGAGAAATTCCCACAGGCTCAGATCGAATACCTTTCAAAAACTGGTGATTGTGTTCTCGCTATTCCTTACGGGGTCAATGCTAGAGCAATATCAGGCGACACGCTTTGTTTAATTATCGATGCAATGGGCTATGAAGAATCGAGAATAGCCTTTCCTTTATCAACCACAAACCGGCTAAAAGGCTTTAAAGACGGTGAATCAGCCTTGGTTAATGAGAAAACAGGCGCTTTCATTAAGCATACTGAAGATGGAAATCTGGAAATATCAATACCTGAAGACGTTATCAAGGTTTGCAAAAAAATTACGATCAGCGCAGACGGAGATTACAATTTAAACGTAACTGGAAACGCCACGATTGTAGTCGATGGCACCGCCACAATTGAATCAACAAATGCCATTGTTAAGGCGAATCGTGTAGACTTAGGTGACGTTGGCGGCAAGAAAGTCGCTAGAATAGGCGATGCCGTTGCTGGCGGTGTTATAACGGGCGGAAGTGATACAGTTTTTGCGGTTGATTAGATGAAATTTAACGACATTTTGCTGGAAATTGACGAAGAAACCTGTCTTTATGATTTGGTTATAGAGCAAGATGGCGATTTTAAAAAAACAAACTCATTCATAACCGCGCTTATACTCTCTTTTTTCTGCGAGCGTAGGGCTTCCGTTTCTGAAATTCCAGAAGTCTACCGCCGCCGTGGCTGGATCGGAAACATAAATAGACTGGTAGAATACGGCTCTAAACTTTGGCTTCTGGAGCAGCAAAGGCTGACAAACGAAACTGTAAACAAGGCTAGAACATACATTGAGCAAGCTTTAGAATGGCTTGTCGAATTTGACTACTTATCTCAAGTCACTGTTACATCGTCAAAAGATATTGACGTGATAAGAGAAAATTTTGTAGCTAGTGATTGCATCGGTGTGAATTTAGAGCGTGACCTAGAAAATCAAGCTTTAATTGCTCAAATAGTTTTAACCATCGGTGGCAGTGAAGAGCTGAGAAGAAACATAATACTATGGCAAAATACTAGGGCGGCATAATGGCAGGCTTAAACATACCAGACGACGCAAAGGAGCTTGAAGACAAATCACTTGTAGATCTTGCGCGAGAGCTACCGACTACAGCAAACCCGTTTCTTGAAGAGTCTTGGATGGGGGCGCAAGGCATAGCAAACGCAAGGCGAGTATTTGACTTTTACATTCAGCTAAGAATTTTAGAAAAAGAAGCCATTCCCATAACAGCCGATGAAAAGCTTGAGCTTTGGGCTTCGTATTGGGGTATTACTAGAAACCCCGCAACACAATCACAAGGCAACGTAATTGCCACAGGCTTAGCCGGTTCCCTTATAGCTTCTGGTACGCTTTTGCAGTCTACAGACGGTAACGCCTATTCCGTAGAAAACGACGCTACTATTTCATTGAATCCGCTGCAGGTTTCTTCTCTGACTTCCGTTGGCGTTATTGCTGATTGTGTTTTGTCAGGAGATAACCCGATGTTTTCAGGTCAATCCGTCACTTTATCAGGAGCAGACCAGACCCAATATAACGGAACTTTTGAAATAACGGTAACCGGCGCCAATCAGTTCACTTTTGAACTACCTGAGCCTACTATTTCACCAGCAACGGGTTCTATAATCGCTGAATTTACCAGCGCTGTCCTTTCCGTCAAATCTACAGGTTTTGGGAAAATACAAAACTTAATACCCAATACTAGGTTGAGTTTCCAGACGCCAATACCAAACGTGGATAATGGGGCGTTTGTTGATCAGGGCGCGGTAGGGGGTGGCTCTGATGTGGAAAGCACAGAAGACCTAAGAGCTAGGCTTTTAGACAGGGTTCAAAATCCCGTCGCTAACTTCAACGCCGCAGCCATAATTTCACAAGCCAAAACAGTTTCAGGGGTAACCGATGTTTTTGTTTTTGAAATAACCCCAGAAGTCGGTGATGTAACAATCTATTTCGTGAGAGGTAACGACGATTCGCCTATACCTGATGCCTCAGAAATACCGCCTGTTAAAGATGCGATTCTAGAAATAAAGCCAGCACATACAGACCCCGACGATGTAATTGTATTGGCGCCAAACGGGATAGACACGCAGTTTAACTTTTCTTCTATTAGCCCCAATGACTCAGAGACTCAAGAAAGAGTCAGAGCTAGTTTAGATGCCCTATTCAGAGATGAAGCGGTTGTTTCTGGCTTTCAGGGCGCAGCGGCCTCAATTACTGAAAAACAATACGAAGCGGCTATTGTCAACGCTGGAGTCGATGATTTTACGCTTACTTCACCATCGGGAGACATTGGCTCGATTGATGGCGACTATGGCGTATTTACAGGCGCGGATTTCCCATAATGCAAGAATACGGATTATTTGAATGCCATGACGTAACAGAACACGCTCAGGCAATAGCTAAGTTTTTGCCCGGTGGCAGGGCTTTTGAGGCCGCCGCAATCCCTGATACCGTCTACAATATGTTTTTGCGCGGCATTGGTTCAATCAATAAGCAGGCGGAAGACTTTATTAAGCTATTCGATACTGAGCTTGACATAAACACCACTACCGCATTTCTAGAAGCTTGGGAAAATACTCTAGGAATACCAGACGAATGCTTTGACACGAATACCGATATTCAAACCAGAAGGCAGCAAGTTTTAATTAAACTGGCCTCTCTTGGTGTACAGACAGAGCAGGATTTTATAGACTTAGCAAGGCTGTACGGAATAGAAATAACAATTTTAACAGGGTCGGAAGCTGGCAGATTTCCTTTTACTTTCCCTGTCATTTTGTTTGATACAAGCAAAGAGGCTAAGTTTACTATGCTCGTGGTGTACGAGGTGGCTCAAGCCTTCACTTTTACTTATAATTTCCCTGTAATTTTCGGGGATTCTGCCATACCGATTTTAGAGTGCTTGTTTAGAAAATTAGCGCCTGCAAACGTAAATGTTATATTTAAGCAGGTTGATGAAATAGACCCGTTACTAGACAGATCATTTAATAACGGTTTCTCAGATGGTTTTAGTTAAGAGGCTAGAAAAATGCAAGATTTAAACGATAAAGTAACCGGCTCTTCATTGGCGGCTTCTGAATGGAACCAAGTGCCTTCAGAGCTGCAAAACGTAATAACAGCTTTAGGCCAGTCTTTGACAGCTGCAGACCTAAACCAGCTTGGAAAAGCTATTGCCGGTTATGCGGGAAGCGGTAACGCTTTTGTGGATGGCGGAACGGCAAACGCCATTGTTTTATCGCCAGTGACAGGATTGCAAGCGCCCCCGCAATACACTAATTTGCAAGCAGTAAGATTCATTAAAAATGGCACAAACACTGGAGCCGTAACAGTTAATGTCGCAGGCTTGGGAGTATTGAATGTTTTAGATCAGTTTGGCGCAGCATTAGCAAGTGGCGACCTTCAAAACGGTAGCAGATACACCATTGAATACTCTTTAACAATCGATGGCGGAAGCCCGGGATTCGTTTTAGAGAAGGCCAGCGGATTAGCTAATGATTTGCCTCGCGGATACCTAGACGGCTACATCTTGTCAAACAACGCAATTGATGCAGCTAATGACATTGATATAGCAGCAGGATCGGCAAAAGATTCAACAAATAGTGCAGACTTAAATTTATCAAGCGCATTAGGAAAGCAAATTGACGTTGCGTGGGCTGAAGGTGGTACACCCGGCGCGCCTTCTGGTGGTTTTCCCTCTTTATTAACTGGCGGTTCCCCTGTGAACGACACTTGGTACAGAGCTTTCGTCATCTTGAAGAACACCGGTCAAGTCGACGCAGGATTTGATACTTCTGCAAACGCTGTAAACCTTTTAGCAGACGCGACCGACTACGCAGAATTTAGACAAGTCGGATGGATTTATTATGAAGCACCCGGTCAAATTAGACCATTCTTCCAAGAAGGAGATAACTTTAGATTGGCGACACCTGTGAAGGATGTTGATCAACTTAGTAATCCGGGAATAACAGACCAGATATTTACATCTTTCGCTCCACCTTCATCTATTGCTTATATGAATTTTTGGGGTCGTCAGATACCCTCAGCAGGAGGGGCATCTTATTATCTAAGAGCATTAGACGAAAATACCGACATACTAGCTGACATTCCTACCGGGACTGGATCAGAGCTTGGATCGGTTGTTAAATACGTCCAGTTAGATTCCTCAAGTCAAGCAAAGTATAGGACAACTCAATCAAATGCAAACACAGAGATTAATATAAGCGTTTTGGGATGGATAGATAAAAGAGGAAAGTCTTAATGTTCGACTTTGGGGAAGGTTAATCGAAACTTACCCTCTCGATCCTTCCCCTTTGTCGGACTCCAATTCTTTGACTTTTAATTTGTATTTTTCGTGAATCTTCTTTAAATCGTCGATTGTAAGCTTCACTGGCTTATGGTCTTTTTCTAGCCATTCGACATTATCCAACCCTATCTTTTCGATTAAATTCGGTCTGTAGCCTTTTATATTCCCGCTTAGGTAGGTGTTGCAGTATCCGCACTGTTTATGACAATTCATTTCATTAAACCTGAGAGCGTCCCTTGTCGCGCCTACACTTCTAAAGTGTCCGGCATGTATAGCGTTAGATGAAAGGTGCTCTAAGTTTTTGCCGCAGCTAATGCAGTTATCCTTTTCATCCCTTAGCCTAATGAATTTATTGAAGATAGTTTGCGTTTTTTTCAGCCAGAATGATCGGTCAGAGTCCCTTAGACCCTTTCTCATTTCGCTCACACGTTTTTTTCTATTCTTTTCAGTTGTTTCACGTGAATCTTTTACGGCGCATTCAACAGAGCAAACCTTTTGCATTGAGTTAAATGGTTTAAATTCTTTTCCGCATTGCCTGCATTTTTTTGGTTTGTAGTCTTTTTTACTGCTTTTCATTGCTAGGTTATATTGCCAGCCCTTCTATTAGCGTTTTGAGTTTGCCAAACTGAAATCATTAGCT